GGGGAGATGGGAGGAGGGATGTCGTCTTCGGTGTCGTCTTCCTCGTAACTGGCAGGTAGTCTGTTCCTGACGAAGTCGTTCAGGAACTCGATAGACTTGTCGTAATTGACGCAGATGTAGTTGACAATCTCCTTCAGATCCTTGAATTTGATAGACTGGTACATCTCCTTGCTCTTCTGATGCTTGAATTCCTCCAGGATCTTCTGAATGGTGTGGTCAAGCTCTTCAGCGTGGTAGACTTTGAGGTACCAGGCATAGTAGTACTCGTCTTTTTTCAGACGTCCTGTTTGGTATCCGCTCAGGCGTTTGGACAGGCGCTTCGTGGAGCCGATCTTGAAGACGCGCTGTTTGGCGTAGTCGCGGGTCGTGGCGATGTAGATCCACTCCATCTTCTTCTCGCGGATGCGAACGTTCTTCATCATGGTCTTGTTCCATTTGGCAGACCGCTCGGCCCTGGCAGCCTTGTCCTGGGCCTCCAGGGCTGCTGCCTGTGCCTCCTCCAGTTCTTTTGTTTTGAGTTCAATGATCTTGGATTGTTTCTGTTGTTCCAATTTGAGATCCTCTAACTGTTTCTGTATACCTTCCATACTGACTGCGCCGTGACGTCTGAGAGTTGGGAGTATGTAATCACATACCAGGGTCTGGAATGCATCTGCAAGTTTGGTCTTACTCTTGCTGATGAGACGGTAAAAGCCTGATTCGTTGATGTAGACTGCTTTACCTTCATTGTGAGACAGGTTGTGGAGGTTATTTGTACCTAAAAGGGTGAGGGATGTAAGATCCCCCACCTCAGAGCGCAGCAAACTGAGACTTTTCTTTTGATGATCAAGAACATGCCTTTGAAGTTCTTTCCGTGGGTCTTTATATTCGAGTAGTGCGCACACGTCTAACCCACTGAACCATGGCGCTTGGTATGTTCCTACAACACGGATCTTCCCCTCTACGCCTTTCACATTAAATGTGATAGAATCGGTGCAAGTCCTAAGGTCCATTAGTGCCGTTATTCCTTCTATTTGATTCTGCATCTTTTCTTTTACCTTTTGTCATAGATCTTAGCGGCTTTATTTCAATTTATCACCACGTATCATCTCATCTCATCTTGGTGGTTGTTGTATTCGTTTACGTAGACTGTTTGCATAGTACTCTTTTGTCAACCTAAGTGTTGTTTGTATTCATTCGTTTATGAGGCTGCCTCTGTAAAAATTATCTTCGGTATCTTAAAAATATGACAACTACTGGATCAAATATCACTAGCGGATTCATTGATCTTGCCACTTTTGACGAGATTGAGAAGTACCAATACGGCTCAAACCAGGCTTTTGCTTATTTTGTCCGAGAGACCCGCAAATCAACCTGGTTCACCCAGGTGCCGGTCATCCTGTCCCGCTCCTCGGGCGCAGCAGGCTTCAACCAGGAGTGGTCCGTTTCCATCTCCAGAGCGGGCGACTACCTCCTCCAGGCATGGCTTCGACTTACCATCCCCGAGGTCACCCTCTTGATAGGTAACCAGTTCGGCGCCAATGGTAGGATTCGCTGGACCCGTAATTTCATGCATAACTTGATCAGAGAGGCGTGTATCTCCTTCAACGATCTTGTAGCCGAGCGATTCGACAATTACTTCCTTGACTTCTGGTCCGCTTTCACTGTGAGCGCCAGCAAACGCGTGGGCTACGATAACATGATCGGTAACGTGGACAGCCTTATCGCTCCCCATGTCGTTGGTGACCCTCTGGTCAGCCAAAACCTCAATCTCCCTCTTCCCTTCTTCTTCACCCGTGATAGCGGTGTGGCCCTTCCCACAGCTGCTTTGCCATACAATGAGATGCGCATCTCCTTCAACTTCCGCAACTGGAGCGAGCTTCTTATCCTCGACAACAGCGTCCCAGTCCTCAACACCAACCCGTCGGTGGTGCCTGTCGTCGGAACTGACATTGCCGCCGCCCCCGAGCTCACCAACATCCAAGTCTGGGCCAACTACTCAATTGTGTCCAATGAGGAGCGTAAACGAATGGCTTGTGCCCCCAGAGACATCCTCATCGAGCAAGTGCAAACGGCCCCACGACAAAACTTCACCCCTCTCACTAACCCTAACCAGAGCTACGACATTAGGTTCTCTCACTCCATTAAGGCTCTGTTCTTCGCGGTCAGAAACATCACAAATAGCAATATCTGGTCTAATTACACAACTGCCTCCCCTGTTCCAGGTCCTCAAGTGGTTGTTTTTGAGCCATCTGGTGCTTTTGATCCTATTGCTAACACTACCGTCTCAACCAGATGGGCTCCGACTATTACTCCCTTGTTGAGCCTTTCTACAAGGCGCCTAGCATTCCAGAGCCAACTGGGTACCATATGTACTCCTACTCCTTGGCCTTCTATAACGTTGACCCCCTTGGTTCTACCAATTACGGTAAGTTGACCAACGTGAGCGTTGTACCCGCCGCTTCTGCAGCCTCCGTTGTGGGTGCTGGTGGTACTGGTGCCGCTGGATCAGGTCAGGACTACGCGCAGACCTATGAGTTCATCATCATTGGTTTGAATACGAACATCATCAGGATTTCAGGTGGAGAAACGAAAGCGCTCCACAACAGGTGCGGGTGGGATCGCGAGGTCCCGAGGCAGCAGCAACACGGAATGAATATTCCTCAGATGGTTGCTTGTTGCTAATGAATCATGAAAGGCGTTAGCCGCGCGCAAGCGTAACATGATACCCTGGTAGCATCTAGTCGGCCATGATCTCGGGCTGAGTCGGAACGGCTCAGTGGGATTGTGGTGGTACGGGGATGACGGTCCCCACCTAGCGACTTCTTACAAAGTCGTGAACAGGCTAGGCGAGTGAAAACGGTCAAAGGTCACATCCTCCGGGAAAGGGGTGTGGGTAAGACCGTCGGTTCAAGGACATCGAGAGATGTTCATGTTGGATCGCTACAGACTGGGTCACTCGTCGGTCAGGACCGCGAAAGCGGAGCTGGCTCAATGTTCAGTCGGACCCCAGTAAACCTTCGGGTGAGCTGGCTATATGGAGGAATATAGTGTCTGAAAAGCCCACTATAGGAGCCATATAGGACTAAATGTCGGATACGTTTGGTTTCATTAAGAAAAATATCTTACGGAAACCGATCGTGGGCGCTGGGATTTCCTGTATTGTAAAAAAATGTTACGGAACCCGAGAGTTGTTTTATCTATATCTTCAGGAGATATAGATATTATGGAAACCTAGAGTTACTTAAAGAAACCAAGAGTGTTATATAAATGCCTCGTAAACAACATTCAATTGATAATATAAGAGAAGCAACTGAAAAACTGGTTAACCTTGGCCATGTTTTCAAACAGTTTCATACTTATAATCGTGTAGAATATCAATGTGGGAATTGTGGAAAGTCTACAATATCATCAATTGGTATCGCTTACCGTATAGAAAACAAAGGATGTTGTTACTACTGTGATTCTCTTAAAAAAACAACAAAGACTGTTGCTAAGAATGGTGATGAAATTATAGGTGTAAGGTTACATGAAGCGAGAGAGAGAAATCTTTTTGTTCTTATATGCCAAACATGTTCAACTCGTTATGAAAACGCAAACCTGGAGAGGTCATGTTTGGATTGTTCTAACAATAAACGCAAACAGACTAACATATCCAAATACGGTGCCTCAAATGTGTTCGCCAGTACAGAAATCAAAGAAAAGATCGTTAAATCAAACCAAGAACGCCATGGTGTCAACTACCCCATGCAGAACAAAGAGATCAAGAAAAAGATGAACGAGACAAACCTCAAGAAATACGGTCACAAATACGCCTTCAATCAACCCCACGTATATGAAAAGATTCAGGCAACCCACACCGAGAACCACGGAACCCCATTCCCTCTGCAATCACCCTCAATCAGAGAGAAGATGAAGGAGAACTCTTTGGCCAAGTTCGGCACCGAACACCCATGCCAAAACGCAGAGGAACTGGAACGCCGATTCAAACTCATGTTCAGACTCAAGGACTACACATTCCCATCCGGTGTGACCATCAATGTACAAGGATATGAAGATATGTGCCTCAATATGCTCCTCGAAACATACAGCGAAAACCAACTTATCGCAGACTCGAAGGCGATTCCTCATATCAACTACATAGACAAAGCACAAAAAACACGTAAATACACTCCGGACATATTGGTCAAAGAATCAGATGAATTCTTCTATATTGAGGTTAAAAGTCTCTACACATACATGCTTAATTTTGAGAAGAACATAGCCAAGTACACAGCATGCCTCGAACAAGGTATTCCCCTCATGATTTGGATCTTCCAGGCCGATAAGCAAGGATCTATTCAGAATGCTGGAAAGCGATACAAGCTGTATCGGCATTCCTACATCGACGGCGCCGCACAGCGATTCGACGACGGTCCAGAAGCCTCTCTCATACCGATGACCCTCGATGACTATGCCGATCTGAGCGCCCAGAAGCCTGAGAAAAAGACTGAATACACAGTCCTTTGCAGAAAGATGAAAACAGCTTTAGCCACTTATAATATTACAAAGTATGATTCAATCCAATATGTAACCGATTCGTTAGGTGCTATGGCGATCTAATGATTTTACGTAAACGTCATAGTAAATTCATCTCATAACTCATAAGTTACGAGTAAACCATTCTTCAAACCATGTATGGAAGTACAATATTCTCGGTACTGATCACGTAGTTGAACACCCTACCATAATGTTTTTGCACCGCCTTCAAGCCAGCGGTAATGAAAGCAAACAGCTGCTCCAGCATATGTGTATCCCCGTCCTCCTTCATGGTGATGTAATAAAGAGCATCAAGGCACGCCAACAGGATTACCTTCGTTTCATTATTTCTACGAAGAGTGTTGATGTGTTGTTTGAATCTCATCCGCCACCGTTTGTAATTGAAACGTTTGGTGAGGTAGCGCGCCCTGAATTGATACCTGATGAAGTCGTCGCGCTCCTGGATACCCACAATGGTATCTATAGAATGGACCAACATACCCTGTATGAACTTGAGGTAAGACCCCTTCTCAACCGACAAACGGACGTCTTTGATGTTTGGGTCACCCATCGCTTCCTCAACAGCTCTTTTTACCTCTTTCTGGACACCTTTGAGGGTTCTGGTAGCCAGCGTCTCTGGGATGATGGTTATATCGTTGAGCTCTTCCTGGCACTTGATGAGAAAGTGGCCTTCGCATGGGTTGTCCAGCGGGTTGCGGGAGGCGCCTTCTTGCTGTCGTTGCCACTCGTAGAAGTGGGGGTTATGGCGGATCTCGCCTTTGGTCATGATGCGGCGGGTGGTCCATGAGAAGGTGGTATTGCATTTGGTACAGAACATTTGGTCACAACCACCACTCTCTTTCTCAATTATAACCTGACACTTGGGGCAGGTCTCGCACGTGGCGTGTATGTGCTTGAGTGTCTCTAGAACTTCTTTATTACACTGATGATTAGGCTGTCTTTCCTCAATACAGAGACTACAGACCTTTATGTTGCACGAGTCGCAAGTATACGATTCCCATTCAGGGGCTTGTGTTTCGCCGCTCACCTGGGTACTTTGTGTCTTGGTTGTTAAGAGGTTGTTACATTTAGGACACATGTGGGTGAGAGACAAGGTCTTCCTAGGCATCTCTTTCATGTATCCCATCTCGGTTAGTGCGTGAAAGATCTGCATATCGTTCAACCCGTCTCTACGCATCCACCTGATGACGACATCCATCTCAATGAGACGCTGTTCCTCGTCAAGGGCGATCTTTGTGGCGTCGAGCATGCCGATCTCAAGTTGGAATAGATGGTCTACCTCTTTTTCGGCGAGATGTTTATATTTGGAGGCGGATAGGTACTCTCTCAGGTCTGTGATGAGAATTTGGGCATCGCAGAAGAGACACTTGAGATCTCCCAAAGTGTCCATCATGTGTTTGAATACGCACCCGGTGCACGCACTTTCCGAGCACTCAATGCATGTATACTTTCGCCTCAGTTTTGAGGTGTATTTATTACAACATATTTGGCATTCCATTTTTGATATACGATGATTAGCTTTAGAGGCTTCACTAGATGTATTCTTAACCACTTGTGGTTTAAAATAATGGAAGACTTCGTTATTTTGCTATACACTATACATACTAGGATTATTAGGTTTGTACACACTTTGTTATGGACTGACTCCTCGATGATGAAGCGAAGCAGTATGTCTTGATCACCGATAGGGCTCCAAGGACGTAGTAGATAAGGGCTACCACACTCAGGATAGCTATCCTGAGACCGAAGAGGAGGGGGTAGATTAGGAACAAACAACTAACCTGTAGTGTAGCATAGAGTGTCTAACCTAACAAAGGTGTTCTAGTTATTAGTCGTTGAACTGATATAATGGGATCAGATCATCGTCTTCCTCTTCAATATACCTTTTCTGAAAGAAGCAGCAGGCCATTGATTTCCCCAGAACCTTCAGACGAGGCGGATTTACTGGATGTTTTTTTTCTTGCGGAACATGCTCGTGTTTCTCACACGCTTGGGTTTGGGATAGAAGGTATGATTGGTGTAGCTTGCTGACTCAAGGAATTTGGTGAACTTCTTGAGGGCTTTTACTAGTTCGTCTACTGTATATTCTGTGCGGTTGGCGGCCCATATTGCAACTCTTTGTTTCTGGGCGGGTGAGAGGATGTTAACGAACTTCATTGCATCGCGTTTGGCGGCGTTGTGCCAGATATAACGAAGCTGTTCCTGCTCGTCGTCATCAAAAATCCCGAACTGGGTGTCGTCGAACCCCCCGTGAATGTCGATGATGACTTTATTCATTAATATCATAATGTCGTCCATCTTTTGCTTAACATAGATATTTTTTACAGGCTTTTCTCCTACACATATCAAAACATGACTACTAAGACTACAACTTATCAAAGTGAAAACGGTAATAAGAATGGTATAAGACCACCTTATCCTGCAGTGCGTGTAAAAGTTCACCCTATTGAAGGTGGTTACCAAACCGAGTGTGACGATAAAGGCCGTTACGTGAGGATGAACGTCCTTAACTCATGGGATACCGACTTTGAGAAAGTACCTTGTATATCTCAGTCCGCACGTGATGTATGTAACAAGGTCGCGTTCGTTAGTCAAGATCCACGCCTTGTAAGCTCCGCACACAGCGGGCAAAGGCTAGCACTTGACAATATCCCTCTCAATGGTAAAGTCCAAGTATGGGACACGCCGTATATAGCGGGTTATAAAGCCGCAAGTTACGATTCTTTCTCTGATATCCATGGAGGCCAGAACACGTATTACTATAATAAAGACCTCGCAGTCCCTTTCATTTCCGAGCTGTTCATTCAACCAGGGCTCGTAGTGAAAGAGGATTACGTCGACCCCATGGATTCATACAAACCTCATTATTGCAGAGCCAGCATGGATAACAAGAACTGTCTGAGTTGGATCAGGGACAGCCAATTCCACAGAGAGGACCTCATGAGTAAACAAATCTGGAATAGGAACCAGACCAACTACGAAGTGGATGTCGAATCCAGGCGCGTGCTTATATAACATGAAAAATATCACAATATACCAAAATGACAGAAGTTCGCGAAGATTTTTGTGGTATGTGTATGGCTGTCCCCATCGCATTGGCCGGTGCTGGTGTTGCAGGCCTATCCTCAAAGGAAGACTACCAAAAAAGAAAACGGATTATGATATCCACAGGTGTAGTCGTCCTACTCATTAGTTTATTCTTACTTTGGTATTATCAAGATTGTACCTCATGTAAAGCATAAAACTATGTTATGATTCATAACCTTTAAAGGTTATGAATAAAATGGCTAATTAGGTTGCCTCAAACACGATTTCTTGATTATTAGTATTGTTCATTGTGAAATCAGGACCTTCTATTTTAACCACGTAAATCTTAAAACCGTCTGTTTGATACGGATCTCCACCTCCAGGGAACACACGAGTAGGAATCACAGCGACAGTCTTTTCAAGGAACCCCCCACTGCTAATCCTCGCAAGTTCAACAGAAGTTATCTCTGT